TTTTGGAACTTCAAGTAGAACCTATACAGCAGTTTCAGGAGTTTTAAAATTAACAATGGGAGGGTCAGACACTTATGCTACTTATGTATCAGATATAACAAATTCAAATGGTTAAAAAATAAAAATTATGAATATAAATTGGAAAGCTAAAATATGTTCTGGAATGGATGTAGTTGAAAAAATCAATTTTATTAAAGAGGGTATAGATTCAGATGGTAAAAAATACACAGCTAATTCTGTTTATGTGCCATCAGCAGATGATCAAAACAAAACCAGAGAAGAATGGCTGCAATCTGAAATAGATGAAATAGCAGATAAACTATCAAATGATTTAGATGAGTCTATAATTACTCAAAGTCAGATTCAAAATTAAAGAACCAATTAAAAAATAAATAAATAAAAAAATTTCATATATTTATAAGAATAATGTGGCGTAGTAAAATAAATTTCATATATTAGGCTATAATAAAAATTAAACTTTAAAATTAAAAAAATGAGTACAATCAAGTTATCAGAAGAAGAATTAGAAAAATTAAAAAAAGCAGATGGTGAAAATAGAAATATCACTTTCTCTTTAGGTCAAGTAAAAGTTCAACAAGCAATTTTAGAAGGCCAAAATTCACAACTTTTAGAAGAATTAGCTAAATTACAAAAAGATTCAAATGAAGTTGCTAAAGAGTTACAAGATAAGTACGGTATTGGAAATATAGATCTTGCTACTGGAATATTTACTAAAGACGAAACGCAAAAAGTAGATTCAAAGTAGTTTTTTGAAAAGGTTTTCAATATTTATAATAAAATAATATTAAAAACATCATATAAAAATGGCAGAAACTTTATTATCTCCAGGGGTATTGGCGAGAGAAAATGATCAATCCTTTATACAAGGTCAACCTGTTGAAAGAGGTGCGGCCCTAATTGGTCCTTCTACAAAAGGTCCTGTTGAAATTCCTACAATAGTAGGTTCATTTAGTGAATACACAGCAGTTTTTGGAGGATCTGTAGAAAGTGGATCTAATCTTTATTCATACTTTAATTCAATTGCTGCTAGTAATTATTTCCAAAATGGAGGAAATTCATTATTAGTAACAAGAGTAACATCAGGTTCTTTTTCACCCGCAGTAAGCTCAACAATAGCTACAGGGTCAGGAGGTCCTACTGATGGTTTATCTCCTTTTGTTTTAGAAACAATTTCAGAAGGTGAAATTATGAATACAGGTACTGCTTTATTAAGTGGTGGTGCTTTAGCAACAGGTTCATCTGATAATATTAGATGGGAAATTGCAGGTGTAAATACTAGTTCAGGAACATTTAGTTTATTAATCCGTAGAGGAGATGATACTACAAATAGTAAAATAGTAGTAGAACAATATAATAACTTATCATTAGATCCTTATTCTTCAAATTATATATCTAAAGTAATTGGTGATGTAGACCATACATTAGTAAATGATGGCTCCGATTATTATATTCAAGAAAGTGGATCTTATGCTAATGCATCAAGATTTGTAAGAGTAAAACAAGTAAATTATAATACTCCTAGATATTTTGATAATACTGGAACAGCTAAAAGTGAATTTACAGGGTATTTACCAGTAGTAGGATCAGGTTCCTTTAATGGAGCAGTAGGTTCAAATATACCAACGGGAAGAGCTGCTAATTATTATAATAATATTTCTAGTGCGGATTCACAAGGATTAGAAGGAACTGATTATACTAATGCTATTTCATTAATGTCAAACGTTGATGAGTACAAATATAATGTAATTGCAGTCCCTGGATTATTAAATTCAGAACATTCTACACAGATTACTAGTATAGTAAATAATACAATTGCTAGAGGAGATTCAATTTCTGTTATTGATTTAGTTAAATACAACACAGCAATTGCTACAGCAATAACACAGGCAGCTGGATTTGATTCTAGTTATGCTGCTACATATTGGCCTTGGTTACAAACTATTGACCCAAATATTGGGGAACAAGTTTGGGTACCTGCTTCAACAATGATTCCTGGAGTATATGCATTTACAGATGCTTCAAGTGATCCTTGGTTTGCACCCGCTGGTATTACTAGAGGAGGATTAGGTCAAGTAACAAGAGCTGAAAGAAAACTATCTGCTGGAAATAGAGATGATTTATATGAGGCAAATATTAATCCAATTGCTACATTTCCACAATCAGGAGTAGTAGTATTTGGTCAAAAAACACTACAGAAAAGAGCTAGTGCTTTAGATAGAATTAATGTTAGAAGATTATTAATTTCACTTAAAAGTTTTATTTCTCAAATCGCAGATAATTTAGTATTTGAACAAAATTCTGCATCAACAAGAAATAATTTCTTAAGTCAAGTTAATCCTTATTTAGAATCAGTTCAACAAAGACAAGGATTGTATGCTTTTAAAGTAGTAATGGACGATACTAACAATACACCAGATGTAGTTGATAGAAATGAATTAATAGGTCAAATATTTATTCAACCAACTAGAACTGCTGAATACATAATGTTAGACTTTAACGTATTACCAACAGGAGCTACATTCCCAGCATAAAGAATATAAAAATAGAATATTTATAATAAAATAAAAACATAAAATGGCAATATTAGATCCAAACGAAATATTTTTTACAGCTTTTGAGCCAAAACAGGCTAATAGGTTTATAGTATACATTGATGGTATTCCATCATATGCTGTAAAAGGAATGGGAGCTGTATCATTAACTCAAGGAACTGTAGCCTTAAATCACATTAACGTTCAACGTTTTGTAAAAGGTAAAACAACTTGGAATACAATTTCATTCACATTATTTGATCCAATTACTCCTTCTGGAGCACAAGCAACAATGGAGTGGGTAAGATTACATCATGAATCAGTAACTGGTAGAGATGGTTACTCTGATTTCTATAAAAAAGACTTAACATTTAATGTATTAGGTCCTGTAGGTGATGTAGTATCTGAATGGATTGTAAAAGGTGCATTAATAACAGATGCTTCATTTGGAGATTATAATTGGGATACTGAAAATGCCGCTCAAGAAATTACAATGACTGTACAACCAGATTATTGTATACTAAATTTCTAAAAATATTCAACATATTTTCTAAAATAGCTTGGCTTTGTGCCAAGCTTTTTTTATCTTAATATTTATCATAGAACAAGAGTTTTATTAAATAAAGATTATGGCCGAATTTAAATTACCTACTGAAACAGTAGACTTACCCTCAAAAGGAATATTATATTCTGAAGAAAACCCACTTTCTAGTGGTAAAATCGAAATGAAATATATGACCGCTAAAGAAGAGGATATATTAACTAATCAATCTTATATTCAAAATGGTACTGTAATTGATAAATTATTACAATCATTAATTGTATCCAAAATTAATTATAGTGATTTATTAATTGGTGATAAAAATGCTTTATTAGTTGCTTCTAGAATTTTAGGATATGGTAAAGATTATACTTTTACTCATAATGGAAGACAAGAAACAATTGATTTAACTACTTTAGAAGATAAAGTATTAGATGAATCTCTTTATAGTAAAGGATTAAATGAATTTAATTTTGATTTACCTAATACAGATCACAGTATAACATTTAAACTTCTAACTCATGGAGATGAAATAAAAATCCAAAATGAACTTAAAGGATTAAAAAGAATTTCAAAAAATAACTCTCCAGAAGCAACCACAAGGTTAAAATATATGATTTTATCTATTGATGGGAATAGTGAAAAAAAAGATATTAGGAATTTTGTAGATAATTTCCTCCTAGCACGAGATGCTAGGGCGCTCAGAGAATATATTTCACAAATACAGCCAGACATAGATCTGACTTTTTTTCCCGATGGAGGGGGAGAACCAACTAACATTCCCATTGGACTTAACTTTTTTTGGCCTGACATCTAAAACATCTTCTGGGTTTAGAAAATCCCCTTTTGATCAAATTCACCAAATAGTCTTCTACGGAAAAGGAGGATACGATTGGAATACTGTTTATAATATGCCTTTATGGCTTCGTAAATATACCTTTAAATTAATAAAAGATCATTATGAAGCAGAAAAAAAATCTATTGAAGATTCTAAAAAAGGAAAAAACCAACAGACATTAATAGATTCATCTGGTAAATTATCACCCCCAAAATTCCAAAAAAAATCTAATTATAAATAAAAATAATATATTTTAATATTTATAACAAAATACTTTTTATGGCTACGCCTGAGGAATTAAAAAAACAAACTGCTGCTTTAAGAGAAGAATTTCAATTATTAGATGATACTTTTAAAAGTATTGGACAAAGTCTTCAAAGAGATATTGGTAATAATTTAAGTAATCTTTCAAAAGAATCACAAGGAATTGTAGATTCTTTAGGAAATGACTTAACTAAAGCTATTAATAGGTCAAATAAATCCTTAGATAAACAGGAAACACTATTAAATGAAATTGAAAAGGGAAAAAATGTATCTAGAAACATTGAAAAGGAAATTTCTAAAATAGAAAAAGAAAGGGATACTATTTTAAGGAAAGCTAATGTTATTAAAAGAATAGGAGGAAAGATTGAAGATGAATCAGTAGTAACATTAAAAGAAGGATTTAATACTCAAATTGATAATTTAAATGCTATACAAGGAATAAATGACGAAGCCCAAAAACAAACAGATTTATTTGGATTAGCTTCAAATAATTTAGGAGAGTTAGCAGACCAATTTGATAAATCTGGTACCCTTTCAAAATTACTTTCCTCTAATTTTAAAGAAGTACTTACTCTTACTAGATTAGCTCAAGCTTCTCTCTTACTTTTAGTTAAAGGAACATTTGAAGCTAGTCAAAATATATCTAATCTAGCAAAAAATACCCCAATATCAGCAACAGCCGCTCGAGACTTACAATTTAGTTTTGCTATTGCAGCTGCTAATAGTGAAAAATTATTTCTTACAAGTAAAGATTTAAACAAATCTTTTTTAGAATTATCATCCCAAACAGGTTTAATAGCAGATTTTGGTGGGCAAACATTAGTTACTCAATCTACTTTAACAAAACAATTAGGATTATCTGCAGAACAAGCTTTT